ACACTGACAAAGAAATAAAAAACATGTTAAAAGGAGTTACCAAATGAGTGTTAACACACAATCACATTACAAAGGCAAAGATAGCCTATATAAATTTGCAGAAGATTGGCAACTTAACAGCTATGAATTTGATATCATCAAACGGATTGTAAGATGCCGACATAAAGGTAGTTTTGTGCAGGATTTAGAAAAAACAAAAGATTTAATAGATATATACTTGAAAGAACAGCAACATACGCAAACAATGTTTCCTGACGTAGATATTCCAATGCATTGGTTGGATTTGTCAGAATAATTTCATATATTTAATGTATGAAACAGGGAAACTATATCAATCCGATATACAAGCTATCGTTACGTGATGCTACAACGGTACCTAGAAAGATATCTTATTCACAATGGGCAATGTATGAACGTTGCCCTCTTTCATGGAAGTTAGCATATATCGATGGATTAGCTCCATTTCAAGCTTCAATTGAAACATGTTTTGGTACTGCATTTCACGAGACCTTTCAATACTTTATGGAGGTTATGTATACCGATTCCGTTAAACGGGCTGATGCGATAGATTTGCGAGCAGTATTGACAAACAAGTTACGGGAAGAATATGCTAAATGTGTTAGTGAAACAGGAGACCATTTTTCTAATCCTTTGCAGTTAGCAGAATATCTTGAAGATGGTGTTGCGATACTAGAATGGTTCAAGAAACGACGTAAGCAGTATTTTTCTACTAAAGACTATGAATTGGTTGGAATAGAAGTTGAATTGTGCACACAGGCATCTCCAAACAATACATCAGTATATTTATATGGTTTTATTGATTTAGTTATACGACACATACCTAGCAACACAATTTATGTGTATGATATTAAAACGAGTCGAGCTGGATGGAATAAATACCAAAAGGCAGATGCTCTTAAAGCAGCTCAGTTAGTTGTGTATAAAAATAAGTTTTCGGAACAGTTTGGAGTACCAAAAGAAAACATCATAGTTGAATTCTTCATTGTTAAAAGAAAGATGATAGAAGAATCCATGTTCCCACAGAAACGAATACAATTGTTTAGACCATCATCTGGCACAGTAACACAGAAGAAAGTGCAGAAGCAGATTGATAACTTTGTGGAACATTGTTTTGATGCAGAAGGAAATAAACTTGCAGATAAACCATATCGAGCGGTATCAGGTAAAGGTGATAAAAACTGCAAGTATTGTCCATTCAAAACAGATTATACAAATTGTCCTAAAGAAAATAGGATTCGTGAAGAAAAATAATTATAATAGGATATGATTCGGTTTAAACATAAACACGCTTATTTATATGAATTTGAATTGCAACGACACAAGACAGTCGGGGTTGGTTGGCAGAAGTGTGATTATGTTTTGCTTACAAACCATGATGGTCCTACCAGCAAAGAAAATCGACAATTATTAGAGTCAATGCTCCGTACGGTATATGGTCATATGCCAAAAGGTGTTAAATTTATTCGTGACAAGAAAAATGACTAAAGTAGCAGTAATTGGAAATACGGGTTGGCAGAATAAACGCAAAGTGCAGCAAACACTGCAACAGCTTAAACAGAAATTTTCTGAAGATTTGGTAGTCATAGGAGCTGGAGGTTCTGAGGGTGCTAATAGTATGGTACGTAAGTATGCATTAGAATTTGGCATCCGTTATCAAGAATACAATCCATCATTTTCAGGATATAATTTATACTCAGCAATGCCAGAATCATATTATGGCAAAAAATATCATTTCAGTCAGCTTCATCATCGAATGAAATTGATTGCACAACATTGTGATTACATGATGATTTTGACAAACGAAGAAGCATTGGACCCGGTATTGAAAACAGCTTATAACGACAGCAAAAAGCTCAATAAACCGGTGGTTATTTTAGGTTAGTACATATTTATAATAAAGTTATAAGGAATAATAAATGCAGTTACCAAAGTTACAAAAGATTGATCCTAACAAGCCTGCAAAAAAGAAAATTTTGCTGTTAGCCGACGATTTCCGGCTTCCATCTGGTATAGGAACCATTAGCAAAGAAATCATTTTTAATACCGTTAAAGAGTTTGATTGGATCCAATTAGGAGCAGCAATCAATCATCCGGATTCTGGTAAAGCATTTGACTTATCTCAAGAAGTAGCTAAAGAAACTGGAGTTGTTGATGCATCGGTTAAATTGATTCCATGGAATGGGTATGGAGACCGAAACATTCTATTTGCTATACTAAATCAAGAACAGCCAGACGCAATTCTACATTTTACAGATCCTCGATATTGGACATGGCTTTATGCATTAGAACATGAAATTAAAACTACGTTTCGAGTTCCTATTACATATTATTCTATTTGGGACGATTTACCATATCCAATGTGGAACGCACCTTTTTACGGTAGTTGCGATATGATTATGGGAATCAGCAAACAATCAGACAATATCCATAGAGAAGTGCTAAAACAAAATGGATTTGGGGTTGTAGATTATGATGCCACAGATAGTGTCGTAACGGATATCAAATGGAATGATGTTGTTACTGGTTTTGTCCCACATGGATTAAATCATAACATGTTTAAACCACTCCCAGATACAGATGCTACATATAAACAAGTATATGAAAAAATCAAAACCAATAACAATGTAGATTTTGTAGTATTTTGGAACAATCGAAATATTCGAAGAAAACAACCAGGTGACTTAATCTTAGCATTTAAACATTTTGTAGATTCGTTGCCAACAGAAAAACAATCAAAAGTCGCATTGTTAATGCATACTCAGGCTGTTGACGAAAATGGTACTGACTTACGAGCTGTTTCAAAAACATTGGCGCCAAATTGCAAAATTATATTCTCTGAACAAAAATTATCTGCCGCAGAACTCAATGCAATGTATAACGTAGCAGATGTTGTTGTTAATATAGGATCTAATGAAGGTTGGGGACTTAGTAGTACCGAGGCAATGCTGTCAGCTACTCCCATCATTAACAATGTTACTGGTGGGTTGCAGGATCAGTGCGGATTCACCGATGAAACCGGAGAATGGATTCGTTTCGATGGTGAATTTTCTACTAATCATGCCGGTAAGTATAAAAATCATGGACATTGGGTAAAACCAGTATTTCCAAGCAATCGATCTCTACAAGGATCTCCGCAAACACCGTATATTTTTGATGATCGAGTACGGTTTGAAGATGTAGCTGATGCTATACGGTACTGGTACGATATGGATATCTCGCAAAGAACGGTATATGGTATGATGGGACGTAGTTTTTGTTTTGATAATGGATTAACTGCAGAAGCAATGGGTAACAAGATGATTGCAATGTTTAACTATTTATTTACAGCATATCGAGAACCTAGACCATTATACACGTTGAATCGAGTAGATCAGCAAGTTTATGAACAAACAGGAATAGTAGCACAATGAGAAAAGTAGTTATAGCAAGTCCAGTAGCGACACAGTCAGGATATGGACATCATGCCCGTGAAATCGTTTCATATTTTATAGAACAAACAGAATCAGATTGGGATGTAAAATTAGTATCATTGCCATGGGGACATACACCAATGACATATCCAATACCTATAGATTGGCAACTTCGAATCATTCCACTACCATTAACAGAACAACCAGACGTCTGGGTTCAGATATCAGTTCCAAATGAATTTCAAGCAGTTGGAAAATATAATATTGGAGTAACTGCTGGTACGGAAGGTGATATTTGTAGACCGGAATGGATTGAATGTATCAACCGAATGCAGATAACAATTGTGCCTAGCAATTTTACTAAACAGGTATTTGAAGATACTGCTAAGAAACATAATCTGCAAATAACTACTAATTTACAGGTAGTTCCTGAGTATTTTAATGAAACTGTATATAGCAATAAAAACGTAACTGAAAATATTGATGCATTGGATGCAATACCAGAATCATTTGCATTTTTAACTGTAGGACATTGGTTGCAAGGTGTTATTGGACAAGACAGAAAGAATCTAAGTGGACTAGTTCATTGCTTCTTTGAAACATATAAAAACACAAAATCAGCACCAGCTTTAATCATGAAAACAAGCGGTGCTACATATAGTGTTACAGATCGTATGGAGATTGAAAATAAAATCAATCAGATACGAGAAATGTTCGGTAATGCAAAACTTCCTAATGTGTATTTGCTTCACGGAGAACTAACGGATGCTGAAATGAATGCATTGTATAATCACCCTAAAGTTAAAGCAATGGTTTCATTTACTAAAGCAGAAGGATTTGGTCGACCTTTGTTAGAATTTTCCACTACAGGCAAACCAATAATTGCACCACATTATTCTGGCCAAGCAGATTTTCTTAAAAAGGATTTCATTTGTGCACTCCCAGGTGGATTAACAGAAATACATCCATCAGCTCAAAATGATTGGTTGATTGGTGAAGCTAAATGGTTTACTCCGGATTATGGATATGCAAGTAAAATGTTCAAAGAAATTGAAAAGAACTATAAGAAATGGTGTGAGATTGCTAAAAGACAACGTTATTATGTTAATAGCAATTTTACTAAAGCCGCTGTAACAGAGGTGTTTAAAGGCGTATTACAACACATCATCGAAGGCGTATCAAAGATACCAAAACCAGTAGAACTTAAGTTACCCCAACTAAAAAAGATAGAATTACCTAAACTTAAAAAAGTAGAAGCCTAATGTTTACATATTCCGATAAATATAAGTTTACTGAATCATGGTTTGATCCTATGATACATTTGTGGGAACAAATTTTCAAAGAATTTCAGAACATAGAAAGTATTTTAGAAATTGGGTGTTATGAAGGACGAGCTACGGTTTGGTTATGTGAAAATGTGTTAACTGATCGATCTAAAAATTATCAATATGATATTGTTGATACATTTGGCGGTTCATTAAATGAATCAGGTATGCAAGGAACAAAAGACCGATTAGCTACTGATAATTTTATAGAAAATAATTTTAATCATAACATATCATTTTTTCCATATATAAATTTTAAAATTCATAAAGGATTTTCTCAGAAAATACTTCCAGGATTTGAAGTAAAAGAAACATACGATTTTATTTATATAGATGCCTCGCATAGAGCAGATGATACATTTGTAGATGCATATTTTGCACAAAAATTACTTAAGCCCGGTGGTATTTTGATATTTGATGATTTTGCATGGAAAGATCCTAGTAACTTACATCCTTCGAATTCTCCGCAATTAG